TTCACCTAAAAATAATCATCGGCTGATCCGCTCCCGTGATTAGCCGAGCCGACGTCGAAAGGACCGCTTATGCCTAACATTGTCAGCGCGCAAGACTTGCGCAACGTGCTGGGCGTAAGCGTGTCCCTTTATCCGGATTCTTATCTGGATGACATAATCAACACGGCAGAAGCTGTAATCCTGCCAATGCTCGTCGCGCACCAGTCGGCCGTCGCACAGTACGAGCTAGTTAATAACAGCCTTTATTTTTACACGGTCAGACCGCATCGCTTCGTCGTCGGCCAATCCGTCGTCATCAACAACATTGGGGCAGGCATTGACGGGACTTACACCGTCACGACGGTTTACACGTCATCGCCTTACGTTTTTACGGTCGCAAAGACCGCATCGGACATCACGCTTCGCGCTGTGATCCCAAACGGCACAGCTACGCTTGTCGGCAAATCAGCCAGCGATTTATACGCCAACACCGACGCAATCGAGAACGCCGTAATTATGACTTCCAGCGAGATTTTCCAAGCCAAGACAGCCGCGGGCAATTCCGTGGACGGCGTAGATTTTCAAGTGTCGCCTTGGCGTATGAGCCGGCAATTGATCCAACGCGTTAGCGCTCTTTTAGCGCCTTACGCTGACGTTGAATCGATGTGCCAATAATGCCGTCATCAATCCAGACATCAATCCGCGATTCTTTACAGTCCGCGCTCTCGACAGTAGCTGCGAACGTTTACGATTCCGTTCCCGAAGCCGTCATTCCGCCGTTCTGCGCTTTGGTTCCAAATGATCCTTACTTGTCGCCGAACCTAATCGGCCAATCTACGATCAAGCTGGAAGTCAATCTACGGATCACGGCAGCCGTGGCGTACATGAGCAACAGCGCTTCCATGGATAACCTTGAGAAGCTAATAATCAGCATTCTGGCGGCGATCCCGTCAGGGTATAAAGTGGGCGACATTTCCGTGCCGTCTATAACAAGCGTAGGGTCATCGAATCTGCTCACGGCAGATATTCCGGTTTCCACCTACTACACGCAGACCAATTAGGAGAACCAAATGGCAAACATCATCACGGGCCGCGATGTTAGTTTCACAATAGGTGGGAACAACTTCGACGCTCAGACAACATCGGCGGTGCTTTCTAATGAGCATACGATCGAGACTTACCAGACATTAGACGGACGCGCTTACAAGGCCATCGATGATCAGTGGTCCTTTGCCGTCGAAATGCTCGCCGACTGGGGCGCAGCATCTTCACTTTGCGAAACTCTCTGGGGCGTAGCTGAATCCGCACCGAACACCGGCGTCAATGTTTCTTTGACTGCGGCTTCCGGCGCAACCTTCGCGTTTCAGGTTCTTCCAGAGTGGCCATCGGTAGGTGGCGCAGCGCCAGACGCGCAAACCGTAAGCTTCAACTTTACGGTGATTGGAACACCAGCTGAATCCTTCAGCTAGGAGAAAAGGACGGGAGAGAAATGAAGCTACCAATCCAGATTGAGTACACCACCGGCGATGTCGCCACATACGTTGCGGCACCGCCGGAGTGGGCTAAATGGGAGAAATCCACGGGTTTCAAGATTAGTCAGGCACAGGAAAAGATAGGCGTCAGCGATCTGATGTTCCTAGCCTACGCCGCGATGAAGCGCGAAGCCGCCGGCAAACCGGTTAAACCCTACGAAGCGTGGTGCGAAACAATCGCAGAAATCGTCGTGGGAGATGGAAGCCCAAAAGCCACGAACGCGGATCAGTCAGCCGGCTCTTAGTAGAGCTGGCCATCGCAACGGGCATCCCAATGCGAGAGTGGCAATCCGCAGAAGACATCCTTACAGCGCTTGAAGTTTTGAAGGAGAGAAATGGCGACGACGAAAGACAAAGGCAAAATCGTCATCGACGTTGATCCAATCGCGTTGAATGGAGTTTTGAATACTTTAAGAGCATTACCAAAGGAAGCCAGCGCCGAAGTCCGAGATTTGGCCCAGCCATTATCTAAGCGACTTGCGCAGGCTCTTAGCTTGTCGGCGGCGTTCTCGGCAGCGCCGCCACAGGCGATTCTTGTTGCCAGATCAATTACAACGCCGCGCGACCGAATGGTTCGTGTAGATGTTGGCGGTCCGAAAAAGGTCGGCCGACAATATGGCGGCACAGCAGATGCAAAAGGCAAGGTTCGCAATCGATCCGCGGCACCGGCTGGCGCTTTGTTATGGGGCAGCGAATATGGATCACGAAATCAACAGGTAGATCGCGCGGGACGTCGTATGGGTCCGCGATTTGTTAAGCCATACAATAAGCAGGGCTACTGGATACGGCCCGCGATTGACGACAACATTCAAGAAGTGGCAGACGCCTACACCGACATGCTCAAGGCTATTGTTAAGCGTCTGAAATTGGAAGGAAGCGTCTGATGGCAATCCCTAAAGTAAAGATTACGTTTGACGCGGATCTTGATGGCCTAAAGAAAGGCACGAAAGGCGCCGAAGATGAACTGACCGGATTTAGCGGCAAAGTCGCTGAGTTTGGAAAGAAGGCAGCCGCCGCCTTTGCAGTAGCTGCAGCAGCCGCCGTCGCCTACGCCGGCAAATTGGCCGTGGATGGCGTCAGGGCGGCTATACAGGATGAGCAGGCCCAACTACGCCTTGCCGACGCTTTGCGGGCCGCTACGGGCGCCACGAATAGCCAAATCGCCGCTGTGGAAGCGCAAATCAGCAAGACCGCATTAGCCACGGGCGTTGCCGATGATCAGCTTCGTCCGGCCTTACAGCGTCTGACGGTAGCGACGGGCGATGTCGAAAAATCTCAGAAGCTTCTAAATGTCGCGTTAGATGTCAGTCAAGCTACGGGCAAGCCGCTCAAGGCAGTTAGCGATGCGTTGAGCAAGGCCTACGAAGGGAACACAACCAGCCTTGGCAAGTTAGGCATTGGCCTTAGTGCTGCCGAAGCTAAGACTTTGGGCTTTACTGGATCGGTTGAAAAGCTAACCGACTTGTACGGCGGGGCCGCAGCTAGAAATGCCGACACATTCCAAGGCCGCATTGATCGCATCAAAACTGCCTTCGGCGAAACGACAGAAGCCATCGGCTTTGCCTTGCTGCCTATTTTGGATCGCTTGCTGGGCATTGTCACAGAGTATCTTTTACCGGCATTCGAAAAAGTATCTAATGCCTTGTCGGGCAGCGGCGATGGTTTGCTTTCTCGCTTGGATCAAGTGGGTTCATACATCAGGGACTTCTTTGAGCCTATTTGGAACGCGCTGCGGTTTGCGTATGAGAAAGTCGCGCAGGCGATTAGGGATAATGCGCCAAGATTCGACAGCATTATTACGACGCTCAAAGAGATTTATAAGTGGGTAGCCGATTACATCGTTCCAATTTTGCGTGATGTATTTGCAGAGCGCATCAAGCTATTTGGTGAAGCGGCAGCGGCCGCCATCAAGATTGTCGTTCCAATCGCTGAAACGGTTTTGAATACGCTTAAAGGAATAGCTAATCTGATCATAGACGTGATAAACACGGCGATCCGCGCTTACAACTTGGCGAACAATGTCTTTGGCGGTCAGGACATCGCGTTGATTGGCAAGATTGGAGAAGCGACAGGCAACGTCGGTTTAGGCTCTAGGCCATTCGGCGGTGCAGGTGCTGGCGTAGGTGACAGCGGCGGGGGTATAACCGGTGGCGGTGGTGGTGGCGGCGAATGACACCCAATCAGCAACTGGAGGCAAAGGAGCTGCTGGTTGTGTAATTGTTAGATTCCCGGACACATATGCAAACCCATCTCTAAGTGGGTTTGTAAATTATACTACTACTTCAGTTACATCTGGTGGGTATAAGATGATTAAATATATATCTACAGCAAGTGACAACACTTCAGAAACTGGTACAATAACATTTAACTCGTAATATGCTTTTTGACAAACCAGCGCAAGTTGTTTGGGTAGCTAGCTTAACCGCTACAGGTTATGTTAATAGTAATTTTGTCAAAGTGGTTGATGATGAACAGCAGCCTTCAAATATAATAAACAGATATACAGATGAAGGCTATCTAAATTCTTCTACAAGCAATTATTTTACAAACTCTACATCCAAGTTGTATACTATTACTGATAATAATTTCAATTCTAATTTATCTAATTTTAATTGGAGTTTTTCTGGTTATAAAGGGCCAATTTATTCTAATACAGCTATGATTGCTGTGAATTATTTTAACAATAATTCAGCAAACTCTATAGATGTTACTATTAATAGTAACAATCAAACTTTATCACCCCCATTTTATTTAGACCCTTATAGCAGTACATATAATTCTACAGATTCAAAAACGTTCAGTATTCCAGCAGGAGCACAAAACTTCCCTATACCGTTGTGGGTTAGACCAAGTCAAAGTAATAGTTCTGTTACTTTTAACTGTACAATAAATACAACCCCACTAACAACTATTACAGGTACAGCTATATTTACAGCCTAGTTTAGTAAATAATATAGATGGGATACGACAAGCCAGCAAAAATTGTATGGGTAGCTAAATTATCGGCTACTGGTCTTTACGATTCTCCTTTTTTGGAAATTGTAGACCCATCAAAAAGTTCTGCAAATGTTGTTAACGAGTATATAGATTTAGGGGTACAAAATTTTTCGGTTACTAATTATTTTGTAAACACCAATCTTCTTTTTAGTATTACCGATAATAGTAACGTTATTAATAGATCAACTTTTGATTGGACATTTTCTGCTTATAAGGGACCTATCCAATCTTCTACTGCCATGGTAGCGGTAAATTATTTTAATAATTATACTGCTAATCCAATGGAGCTTGTTATTAACTATAATAATCAAGTTCTTTCCCCACCATTTTATTTTGATCCTTATGAGGCTACTCCTAACCCTACAGCTTCAAAATCTTTTATAGTTCCAGCTAATGCTTTAAACTATCCTATTCCTTTATGGGTAAAAGTTAGTGATGGGTCAGGAATTACTACTTTTACTTGCTTAGTTTGTACAAACCCATCAGTAATTTTAAGCAACAATGTAGCGAGATACAGGAACGTTTTCTTAACACCTACTCCTACTCCAAGTATTACAGCTACACCAACACAGACACCAAGCAACACACCAAGTCAAACTGCTTCGATTACTGCTACACCAACTCAGACCCCAACAAATACACCTACAAACACAGCCACTCCAACCCCTACAGTAACTTCTGGTCAAACTCCAACCGCTACACCTTCGAATACTCCTTCAGAAACACCAACTCAAACACCAAGCAATACACCAAGTCAGACAGCTTCCAATACTCAAACACCAACACAGACACCTAGCAATACCCCATCTAACACTGCGTCAATTACAGCTACACCAACACAGACACCAAG